TTTGGAAGAAGACTTAAAACGCCTTCCGATGGAATATGTGCTAAAGGTTGACTTTTTAAGAGAAATCCAAGACATGCGCGACAATTTCCGCGAAATTAATAATAAGCTTGATAAACTAATCGAGACGATGCTTTCCGCTAAATGAGCTACATTCTCGAGGTCCAGGAGGACGAAAACGGTGATCAGTACATCACTTTGCCTGACGAAGTAATTGAAGAGTTGGGCTGGCAAGAGGGCGATATTCTTAATTGGGACGTACGCAGTAACGGCATTGTTCTTAGCAAAGTAAATGACGCTGCTGGCTACGAGGTTATAGAAGAGTAAAATAAAAAGATCGATAGGTAGTTAGATGCGTTACAGCGGTATGGCTAATGTCCCTGGCGCCCCAGGAAATTTTCCGGTTAGCGCAGGTGCGCTGAATGATCTTGTGTATCGTGGAGAGCCCGTTCAAGCAATGCCTATGCCTTATTACGGCGCTCCAGTAGAAATTCAACCTCTTGCTCAGGGTATTCCAGCTTTTCAAGATCCTCGTTTCCCCATGACGCAAGATCAGTTTCAACGAGAAGTTGAAGAATTGCGTTTCAATAAAAAGTATCAGGTGCCAGGATCGTTTAGGCAAGAAATAAAAAACTATCTAAAATCAAATCCTCTTGGTTTACAGGCGTCAGCCCCTGCAAACTTTGATGCTAAATACGTCTCTTGAACTGCTAAGCTTTAACTAACACAAGAATAGATAATGGCAGACGCTAAAGCCAGGCTTCAGGAAATCATCAATGCCTATCTCGATAAAGATAGTGACGTTGTTGTAGACACTGGCGTTGTTGCGTCTCACATCGCACAGATGAAACTCTTTGGCATTCGCCAAGGGGTTGAATTCTTCCCATCCCAAGACAACTTTGGTAACCAGCGCAAAGACTTTATCGATCGTGTAGCCAAGTACAACAAACTTGACACGCGCCTGGATTCAATCTGGGAGTATTTCCTATGTGATGGCAAAGGTCTTTTCTACATCCGCCCTACAAAACAAAATTATCGTCTCTACTATTTCCGCGAGCATGAGCATCGTGCTTACTACAACGTCGATGGCGAGCTTGACGAAGTTGTAATCATCTATAGCTATAAGGTACGCAAGGCCAATGGCTTTGGTGATCAGCTCTCAACCACATCGTTGACAGGCGGCTTGAGCACTGGTAGCCCTGGTGCAAAGCGTTACATCAGGCTTTCAATCAAACCCAGAGAAATTGAAGAGACGCACTCGGATTCCGAGATGTCGTTTGAGATGCCGACTTATGCGCTGACCGGGCATACCAAGACGTTTAAAAATAGTCTTGGTTTCATTCCATGCGTTGAAATCATCAATAATCCCCAGGGCTTCTCTTCTGAGGGTATTGGTGAATTTGATGCACTAGCCAATCACATCTGTACGCATGACGAAATGATGCGTACGATGCGGAAGAATATCACCTTCTTCGGTAACCCAACGCTGTTGTCGTCTCGTCCCAAGACTGACCTTATGGAGGCAGGGGGAGATGCTATTGTCCAGCGTCCTTCCATTGCTGCGAACTCTGGCTTTACTAGCCCATCACCGATGAGTCGGTCGATGTTTAAGTCTGATCCCGTCAGCCGTGGTGTTGATGGTCAGATCCGTGTTCCACGCGTCATCGCAAACCTGGAACCAAATGACCGCGTTGGTTATATCGTCCCGGATGCAATCACTGGTGACCAAAACGCATTCGCTCGTCAGTATCGAGAAGAGATTCGTACTGCCCTTGGTGGCGTAGACGAGCTATCAATTTCTGCTGGTGTGACCGCAACTGAATACAAATCATTGTTTGGACGTGTTGCTGCAACATCGAAGAAAAAAGCAAATGCTATTTATACACACGGTTTGTGTCGTTGTTTTGAATTGATTATTTACCAAGAAGAGCAATTATTCAAAGCGACACTTGCATCTGCAGCAGGACTTGAAAAGCCCGTAGATCTACCCCCAGATGCTTCACCGGAAGATGAAGCTGGTTATGAAGCAGCAGAGAAGCAATACAACGAGCAACTCAAGAGCCTTATGATGGCTTGCGTGGAAGCACAACAGATTCCGCCCAATGTCATTGGTTTGATTCCAGATGGTGACGTCACTGTTTTGTGGCGTTGGTTGGGACCTGTTTATGAGGATTCCACACAGGACATCCTTAACAACTCCATCGTGGTACGCAACCTTCAGGAGTTAGGTGTTGATAGCATTGAAGCACTGAAATACCTCTTCCCGTCTAAGACGGATGAGGAAAGGGCCGAGATGTTATCTGGGTTCCCATTCAGGATGGTGAACGAATTACAGGGTGCATACTCTCAATTCGCTCGCTTAGTGGGGGGCATGATGCAGACTCCTCACCCGCAAGCACCGGATCTTCCGATGGCTGCGGATCCAAGATTGGATTTAACTCCATATCTGTATCGAACCTTAGAAGCTCTACAAAAGGAGATGAGTTATGCAGGACGCTACCGTCCAATCGATCCCACAGACGAGCCAAGTCCCGGCAGCGGTGGCTCCAAGCAGCTACGTGGCTCCAGCCCCGGTCAATTACCAGGTGGCACAGAGCCCGGCTCCAGTGGCGTATCAAGTGGGTACCAGTTACCCCCAAGCGGTGCCTCAGGTGGCCCCCAATTACCAATCAGCCCCTACGCAGTACGCCCCCCAATCCCAACCGGAAGCTCCGAGCAGCAACCCCTGGGAGTCGGCGTTCAACAAGGTGGTGAATCTGCTGAGCGCACCAGTTCAATCCCCGTTCCAGGGTCAATCGTCTCCGACGACTCAATACGCTCCAGCCAATTACGGCCAGCAGTACAGCAACCCAGCTACGCAACAATCGGCTCAGCAGACCTGGTCACCCAACCAGATCTCCTCGCCCAACTCTTCCCAAACCTACTCGGTTCAATCCTTGGCGGACGTGGCGGATCTGCTCCAGTGGAGTCCGGAAACGCGCCACGTGGTAGACGCGTACGGGGTAGAAGCACCCGCAATCCTAAATAACTACGCCCTTCAACTGGAAGGGATGCTGGATAGCGCTGTTGCCTGGGGCAGCAAAGCCCAAGATGTTATGCAGCGTTATGCCGAGTTCTCTGTTGCCGAGCACCAAGAGAATCTGGCTTACAACGAGATCCTGACCAATCCCGATGTCCTGAGCGATTACACGCTGAAGTTCTTCGGTCCTGAAGGTCCGTACCCTGTGTACGAAGATGAGGCTCAACTGGAGACCCGTGGTTATCCCACTGCTCCGATTCAAAGTGCCCTTGGTCAATTCCCTGCTCCCCCTGCAGCTTCCGCTCCTCAGCAACCTGAAAACTTCTGGGGTTCCTTCAAGCAGCAAATGGATGTAGATCCTGCACAAGCCTGGCGTCTCCTGAACCAAGCTCAGCCTCAAGTTGTTGCCAACAAACTGTTTGTGATGGAGTGAGGCGATGCGTAATCGCTTAGCTTATGGCGTACCTATTGCCGCTGGCTTGGCCACGGGTGGGTACGCCCTTTCTCAAGGTGAAGATCCAGGCTCTGCTGCTCTTGCTGCGGCTGCCGGTGGACTTGGTGCTTATGGTGGTTTAAGGCTGGCGGGACGTTACGCGCCAGGGCTTGCTGCTCGTGCAGGTGCTTTACTCAAAGGTGAAAAAGCAAGTGGGTTGACTAAGGAGCAAATTCTTGCTGCCCCAATTGCCCCTGGAACAATCGGAAAAGGCAAAGTTGCACAAGGTCCCGTCAACCCTTCTCTTAATGCACCACCAGAAAAGGGCTTAGGTCCTTCCACACGTTCATACGGAAAAGTTGCTGCCGCAGGTCTTGTTCCTACCGCAGCACTTACCGCTGGTCTTGGCGGTGTAGCACTTGGCGCTATTCCTGGTGCTATGGGTGTTCCAGGGTTTGGTCAAGGCGGTGCAATTGATCCAGAATCCCCTGGGTCTAGCAACACGGCAAGTGCCAAATATGGCGTAACACCTTACGCTAGTACGCAGTACATGTAATAAATAAATTACGGACTGCTAAAATTTGTGTTAGATAAGACATATCAATGTCTGAATCTTTCACCCGATAAAACACTTCCTGCGACACTGGAGGATAAAACAAAGTGTTCATTGATAACGACTTTCCAAAGATTCTGGGTGCGGAACTTTACCGTCCTCACCCTGCTTACATTGCCGAAATGGCAGTGGAGCCCGTGGTGGTCCATGACTTCACCCGTCAGCCCGGTCAAACCGTTCAGTTAGACCGCTATAAGTTCTGGGGTACCCCTGGTACGAAGGACAGCCGTGAGCGTATTGCCGACCAAACCATCGGTACCGCTAACAGCCGTAACATCACCAAGGAGAAAGTCCTGGTGGTGCTTAAGGAATACACTGGTCCTGCAGATCCGGGTGATCCTACCCAGCCTTCGACCTTCAAGATTGCTCGTGAAACCCTGATTACCGCCCAGCGTCTTCTGCTGGACACCGGTAACCTCAACATGTTCCACCAGTCGATCGGTAGCCTGACTCTGCTCGACGACTATCGCCGTTGGCGTGACCGCGTCTTCATTGACGAACTTGCCAAAGCAGAAGCCAATGGCGCTGCTTCTACTACCCAAGGTGGTTACTACTTCGCTGGTGGTAAGACCAAAGATTCTCAGGGTCGTGTTTCTTACACCTCCACTGAGTATGGCAATGAGGTGCAGCAGTTCCAGGTGCGTACCGACCTTCTGACCGTTGTTAAGGACCTGCGTAAGCGCAATACTCCTACCTTCGCTGATGGTCTGTATCGTTGCATCTGCGATCCCACCTTCATGATGCACCTGCGTCGTGATCCTGACTTCCGTGAGATCGCACGTTACAGCGGCAATCCTGGCCAAGGCATGTACATGGGTAACCCCATGATGCCTAACAACGCCAGCTTCTACATGGGTCCCCAAGCTGGTCAGGGTTACTTCCTGGCTGGTGAGCCCGTGATGCCGACTGGTGTGCAGTTTGAAGGCGTCAAGTTCTTCGAGTCGACCAACTTCCCGACCAAGAACGTGTCCGCTTCCTTCGATGGCGGCTCCAGCTATGCTTCCAAGGAAGTGGCCCAAGGTTACTTCTTCGGTCCTCAACAACAACGATGACTTCAGCCGCTTCATCATCCTGATCTGGCAACTGTACGCTGGCTTCGAGATCCTGAACAAGGACTTCGTGACCACTGCTTACAGCTTCGTCCAGGACGACGGCACTGTTTGATAATTACGCATAAACAATCAACATAGGAAAAGATAAATGACCTATTTGTCCGCTAAGAAAATCTACCCAGGTAACTGGGCAGAACCCCTGAACGGTTGGTACAAGAACATTGATACCAACGATGACGGTACCAATAACGCTTCCAAGGGTGGCCCCACTTCGGTGCTTGCCATCCCTGGCTACCGTTACTTCCAGCAGCGTGGCTACGTCCCCGTGACGGCCACCTCTGGCGCTGGCGCTGTCTCCGCTGCTGATGTGATCGTTCCTTCGCCTTATCGCCAGGACGACACTCGTCCCGACATCACCGGCATGGTGATCTCTGGTAGCAGCACCCTGCCTGCTTATGTGTATCGCGCTACCATCTCCGTTGCTTCTGGCTGGGGCGATGGCCGCGTTGCTTCCGGTGTGTATGCCGCAACCGGTAACGTCATCTCCTTCGGTCGCAGCAACAGTGGTAGCCCCACCGCTGCTTCTGGTATCGGTGAAGCCGTTATCCAGGCAAACCTGACCTCCACCGTATCTGGCTCTCAGGCTGGCGAAATCTTCTTCGCTGCTGGTTCCGCTGCTTACAGCGCTAACCCCTTCCTGATCGCCTCTGGTGCCGCTGGTGTGACTGCCGGTAACGTGTACTACTCCGCTACTGGTTCTACCACTCTGAAGGTGTTTGCAAAGGAAACCGCAAATAGCACTGCTACCTCTGGTGGTTTCTATATCTCCAGTGGTGATTCCAGCGGTGGCCGCACTGGTTACCTCGTCGTCGAAGCCTGTTACATCCAACCTGATGAAGCTCCTGGCTACGAAGACATTGATGGTTACCTCCTGGGCCGCACCGTTAGCTGATTGAGTTAAACTAAGACCAGTTAATCACTGGTCTTATGTCAACCACGGCAGCAATGCTTTATCAGCATAAAAAAACAGGTGCTCGCGTCAAAGTTATCAGCGAATGGGATCAAGGCGATTGGTTCATGGTCGAAGATCAGGATGGTCGCCTTTTTACCGTTTACAGGACTGAGATTGAGCCCGACGAAGAAGCCACTAAAAAGGTAAAGACTCTTCAAGTAAAAGATAAGGCAGCGCAAGAAGAACCACGTACCTTTCCTCCTGATACACGTTTAAATATCAATGGCGCTACCGCTCAAATGATCGCTGATCATATCAAGGGTATCGGATTGAAAACGGCCCGAGAGATTAAAGATCTTCAGATGTCCTTATCGGGTGAAAGGTTTAACAATCTCGAACAGCTAAAACAGATCAAAAGAGTTGATTGGGACGCGGTCTTCGCCGCTGACTTGATCCGTGTATAACTAACTCCTTCTGTAGATATGCCCCTGGGAAACCGGGGGTTTTTATTTTAGAATGAAGGATAAAAGATCATCGTGATATGGCTGGCATTACGTTTAAAGGGCGTGTTGGCTCCACTGGTAGATCAACTGGTCCGCATCTACATGTTGAAGTACAAGATCTTGCAACAGGCGCCTTCTTAAATCCTGAAACAATTCGCACCCCTTTAAGTGGATTACGAATTGGTGAGAAGAGAATTCCAGCATTAATCCAAACACCAGAAGGAAAATTTACATTTAATCCTGAGGCCGGCATTACCATTACGTCTAAATACGGCCCCCGTGGAGGAAGGCAGCACAAAGGTGAGGACTGGGCTTTACCAGAGGGTACTCCAATCTTTTATGAAGGTGCCGGTAAGTACGTTCCTCTAGCCAACCAAGGAGCTTATGGAAACCTTTCTACGTTTACCACGGGGGACAACAAATATCAAATTCGCTTGGGACATATGCAATCACTGGGAGAGGCAGCAGATCTTTCTCAGGGTGCGTCCACTGCTAACACCAGTGCATCAAATCCTTCTGATTTCCAAGGGATGCTATCTGGTTATCTTCTTGGTTCTTTGCTGAGAGGTGAACCAAAAGAAGATCCAAAAACACAAATGATGCGAGGGTTTGTTAAAGAGCTGGTACAACCACAGCAAAATGATATGGCCGGTGCGTTGTTCCAGCAGTTACTCTCATCTTCCACTGGTGGACTGTTTGGTTAATTCAGTTCATCTATAATTGAGAACATACGGAAGTAAGCTGTGCAGCTCAGCGATTTTGACAAGAGTAGAGTCCGGTATCATCTGGGCTACTTCACGGTTTCCGTGCCGGCGGGTGACTTTGCTCGTTTAGAAGAAGCTATGAATACCGTTCCGGATTCATACTTCTATGACAAAATCGTTATTCAGATTGGTCGTTGTGATACGGCCGAGAAGAAAACAGAAGTTGCAACATCGCCTTCTACTCGGTTAGAAAGCATTGTTGGTGATGTGGACCGTACGATTCGGTCCAGTAATGCCAAAGAAGCTCTCAAGGTTTGGGATGAGATTTATCTCTACGAGACCAACCGTTTAGCCGGTATCCTTTACGTACCTAACTACAAGGATCCGTTCCAAGCTCGTTACCGTTACGAGCGTTCAGGCGCTGAGTTTATTCAGGCCCTACCAGGTCCGGCTGACGTTTCAGTCGGCACTCGCATATTTTTACATGAGGTTTGGAGGTAACTATGAATCGTAAACCAACTACGAGCGCTGCTGCACAGCAACGTGCAAGGGAGCAACAAGCAGTTCTCGACAGGCTTCGTTCTGGTGGGGCAATCACGGGTGCTAAGCCTGCTAACCCTTTTATTGGCGGAATACAATCCCTTTTTGGCGGTGCAGGTGCAGGAACCATTCCTGCACTCAATGCAGCACAGCTTGGAGGACAAGAGGTTTTAATGAATAGAGGCGGCTGGAGCACTAATGTCGCTGGTAGCGGTCCGATTAATGTGGGCGGACAGACGTGGTATCCAGCTCAAAGCGGAAGGGATTT